CGCCCCGGCGCAGGGCCCGGCGGCCTACGTCGGGACCAACGCCTCGGTCAAGCCGCAGGCCACGGGCCAGGAGAACATCTACCTGATGGCCCGCGACCAGAACTTCGTGGTGCGGCCCTACGTCCGCGAGCTCACCCCGCTGGACGTGTACCCGACCACGGCCGGCCCGGATCAGCTGCCGTTCGCCATCGCGTCGGACACCTGCCTCGCCGTTCGCGCGCCGAAGTTCCTCGGCCGCCTGTCCCGCGTCACCACCACCCTGTCCAGCTGACCCCGTGCGGCGCGCCACCAGTGCGGTGGTGCGCCGTGCCCAACCCCAAGGAGTGGAGAGCATGGCTCTCATCCGCAAGGCCGCAGCGGGCAGCGACTCGTTCGGTCACGTATGGCCCGAGGACGGCGCGGTCGTCGAGATCGACGACCCCGAGCAGATCGCCGCACTCATGGCGATCACGGACGCTGGCTTCAGCGAGGTGTCCCCGTCCGGCAAGAAGACCGCCAAGCCCGAACCCGAGCCTGAGCCTGACGACTCCAGCAGCGAGCACGCCGAGTTCTCCGAGATCGACCCGAAGAACGAGGACGCCGAAGCGCCCAAGCCCGCAGCGAAGAAGACGGCGGCCCGCAAGACCACCGCCAGCAAGCCGGAATAGCCGATGGCCGCGGACTCCCCAGTCCCGCTCGCATCCTCCGCGGACATGCAGGACGGGCAGTTCGCGGACCTCGTGCGCGACTACAGTTCGGGCGCCCTGGACCAGCTGATGGTCGAGGCCACGCGAGTATGCGAAGGCATCGCCGGGCGCCGTCTCGCCCCGTTCACGGGCGTACCCGAGACCCATCGGGCGACCGGTATCGACCCGGACGAGTACACCGAGGCGGCGAACTTCCCGCTGGACCTGCAGGGGACGCTGGGCCGGTCATACTCCAACGCTCTCGGCGGTGGCGACCAGGTACGGCATTGCTGGCTGAACGAGTTCGCTCCCAGGTACCCCGAGATGTGGACCTATGCGAACTTGCAGGTCACGCTCCTGCGGTCGTATGGCGGCACGCAGGCAGTGGGCTCGACCAGCCTCATTGGGGCCGAGCCTGACAGCGGGCACATCTGGTTCACGCTCGGCACGTTCCTGCCGCTCGGCTCGCTGATCCGGGTTCTGTACGACGGCGGCTACACCACAGTGCCGGCCGACCTGGAGCGGGCATGCAAGCTCCAAGCCGCTGTGCTGGTACTCGGCGAGATCGACCCGGCTGGCACGCAGTTCGGGCATGATCCGGGCGCGCTCAGCAAGCAGGCCGAGACGATCCTGTGCCGCTACCAGCCCACCTGACGGGGAGGTAGCGGTGAGTACAGCGGATGCGGTGGCCCGTGAAACGGCGTGGCTGCAGGCCTACAGTGCGGCGGATGGCCTGCCTGCCCTACTGAAGGGCAACGGCGGCCCGTTCGACGTGGTGCAGGCCTACGTGCCGCGCACGGGGGCGCAACGTCAGTCACGGCTGTACGTGACGCGGTCGAACCTGCGAGTGGAGCGGTTCGGCTTCAACCGAAAGATCAACCACCACTCGTTCATGCTGCGCCTGTACTGGCCACAGTCCTCACCGACGGGGCAGGCCGAGTCCGTTCAGGCCGCGTTCGATGCGGCGGTCGACCTGGTGGTGCAACGCGTCTCGGGCTTGTTCCAGGACAAGACCCACGGGGCCCGGTTCCTTTCTGTGGCCGAGGATCCCACCAGCATCGACGTCCAGTTCGCCGACCCCGTGCAGTCGATCCAGGCCAAGGCCGAACTCGCGGCCACGATCACCTATCAGGCGGACGACCAGGACTACACGTCCTGACCCCGCTCGCACGCCAGGCCCCCGCGGAGGGGCCTTTCTCATGCCCACCTTCAACGCGGGAGCCCACTGTGCGCCAGCGCAACGACACCGGCTACGCCTGGACGTTCATGGGTGATCCGCCCGTCCAGGTGCTGCCCGGCGAGGAACACGACCACGACGTCCTGCTCGACGGATGGACAGCCGTCGACGAGCCCGAAACCCAGGCCGACGAGGCGCCCTCGAAGACCCCCAGCAGGAAGCGCGCCGCCGCGGCGGACACCGACAAGGACGGAGGTGAGCCGCGATGACGCTGCTCGGAAGGCTCGCATATGTGGGCCTCGCCAAGGAGGCCACACAGGGGACGTGGCTGACGCCCACCTACTACCTGCCCTGCACGAAGCTGGACTTCGAGGTCCACTACGACCAGCTGCAGGACCTGTCCTACCGCAACAACGACAGCAACTTGCAGGGCCTCTACCAGGGCGCGGGCGACAGCACGGTCGATCTGGAGTTCAACGCGTACCCCGACTCGATCGGCTACGCCCTGCGGATCATCGGCCCGGACACCGTCACTCCGGGCGTGACCACCACGCTGTCGGCGTCGACCATCGCAGGCGCCACCTCGATCAGCACGGCCGCGTCGATCCCGGCCGCAACCACCATCATGATCGACACGGGGACCAAGGTGGAGTACGCCGTGACCGGCACTCCCACCGGCGCCGGCCCGTACACCATCCCGATCGCCACGCCAGCCACCGGGCTCACCTTCGCCCACACCTCTGCCGTTGCCGTGGTCAGCCAGACCACGCACACGTTCAAGCAGAACGCGACCGTCGCGAAGCCGACATACAGCCTCACTCAGCACAACGGCTTCGAGGCGTGGGGCTACACGGGCTGCATGCTCTCGGACGTCGGTATCAAGATCGACCCCAAGGGCATCGCCACGGTCAGCGCCAAATACATGGGCTGGATCCCCGCCATCCAGAGTGCGACCCCCACCTTCAGCGAGCCGCCGCCGTTCCTGGGCTGGCAGTTCGCCATGACGAACGCTGGGGCGACCTCGACCCGTGGCCTGTCCTACGACATCGCGCTCAAGCGGCCCATCGAGGCCATCCATGCGAGCAACGGAACCCAGCAGCCGCGTGAAGTCTTCTCGGGGGTCCTGGACGCAGACATCGCCTACAAGGCGATCTACGAGTCGGACGCCGACTACAACCTGTACCTCCAGGCCCTGCAGAACAACCCGACAACGATGGTGCTGACGCAGCCCGTCGGCGCCGGCGTGAACGCGGGCGGGGCGTCGCTGACCCTCACGACGACTCAGGGCGGCTGGTCGAAGGGCAAGCCCGATGTCTCCGGCACCTACGTGCAGGCCGACTTCGAGGTCAACGGCGTCTACAACGCCACCGACACCGGCAGCGTGCAGGCCGTGCTGAAGAACTTCGTCGTAGCGGCGTATTAGGCCTCTGACCTGCGCCTTCCACTCCCCGGCCGTGCCCGCGCGTGAGGGCGTCGCGGCACGGCCGGGGTTCCACGCCCTCAACGCCCTCACGCACAAGGAGAATCCCTCATGTCGGGCTACACCAACCCCTACGTCCTGCTGACCTTCCCCGAGCTCGGAGACGACGTCTCCGTTCTGATGAAGAACCCGCAGCTGCTGCCCCCAGCCGACCTCACCCCCGAGGACGTTCCGGTCGACGCCGAGGGCAAGCCGCTCGACAACCAGGCCGCCAACGATGCGGGCTACAAAATGATGGCCGGGATCATCGTCGCCTGGAAGGTGTTCGAGGCGTTCAACCCGGCGGACACGCTCGACATCGATCCGGACGCCGACCCCGCCACCCTGTACGAGTCCCTGTCGGCCGGTGTCCCCGTCCGGATTGGGAAGGTCACGCCGGAGAACGTCGGCCGCCTCCCGATGGTGGTCCTCAAGCGCATCATGGAGGAGATCAGCCGCGTCGCGGACCCTCAGTAGGGCCCGGGAGCCCCTACTACGAAGATGTTCTCCTGCCGGTCGAGTCCATCATCGAAGGCACCTGGAGCGGCAAGGAGCCAGCACCGCCCGAGTGGGCGGACTTCGCACTGATGCGGCGCATGCACTGGTCGTGGGAGCAGCTCCAGGCCACGCCCATGTATGTGCGCCGGTACACGCTCGACTTCCTCGGCATGATCAGCGAGCAAGAGGAACGCGAGATGGAACGCGAACGCCGCAAGGCCGAACGGTCAGCGCGGGGGTGAGCCACAGTGGTGGAACTCCGGCCCGGCCTGTTCACGGAACTCTTCGCGGAGATCAACCGGGAAGCCCAGGTGAAATCGCGGACGTTCCTCACGCGCCTTGCACTCGCCGTTGAACGGCAGGCGAAGGTCAACGCGTCCTCCGGGGCGCACCGACGGAACACGCCCACGCCGGCGAGCCCGGGTTCAGGGCCGGCGGTCATCTCCGGGACGCTGCGCCGCTCGCTCACCCACTCGCCGATCGTGTTCACGGGCGGTGGCTGGGAGACGAAGGTCGGTACCGGTGTCGGGATGACCCCGCCGTATGGCCGCACCCCGTCCAGCAAGTACGGCTTCTACCTCGAAACCGGGCTGAAGAACGGGGCCACCTATCCGTTCCTGAAGCCCGCGTTTGACTTCGGGGTGAGGATCGTCGCCCCGCAGCTGTACCAGGCCATATACCGCCCCGGATGGCCGCGCGTCTGACCAGCAGTACGTAACCGCTCCGTTGATCCAGTGAGGGGCGGTGGTCCGCGTGGCCGAGGTCGCCGATTTGTTCGTTTTGCTCCGCGCGGAGACTGCGCCGTTCGCTCGGGGCATGAGCGAAGCCGCTGCCCGCGGGGAGTCGTTCACCGCCAAGATGGGCGGCGTCGGTGCCATGATGACCAAGGTCGGGAAGGCCACCACCCTCGTCGGTGTCGGTGTGGCTGCCGTTT